TCCATTCACCCTTTGCTTCATCAAACACACACACGGCGACGAAGATGCTGCCGAGCAAGGGCTGGAGCATCATGTGCAGAGCAATGCGGCGGCCACGAACCTCGGACGAGACGACGGCGGTTAGATCGGTGTACACGGTTTGTCCCTATGCCTGATCGGCGGTTGCTCGAACGATGTTAGTACCGTCCGAAAATATGATAGCGCGGCGCGCGTTCGCCACCGTGATGCCGGTGCCGGTTGCTCCGATAAATCTCAGAGACTGCGCTCCGGTGGTCTCATTACTGACCGTCCAGATTTGAGGGGCCAGCGGGACGATCACGTCTCGCGTAGTGGTCAGGCTGACCGCGCTGGTAAACCTCAACACCTGATTGCGCGCCTCGGCTGCGGTGAGCGTGATATTCGCGTCCGCGGTCATGCTGCGGCTGAGCAACCCAGCTACATGCAGCGGCTGCACCCAGGCCCGCCGGTCCGTGTAACTCGTCACAGCGACCGCGCTTGTCACCACTTCATAGAGTGGGATTCTGCCTGCCGTGAATCCGGCGGTGTTGCTCGATACCGACCCCGCCCTGGTTGCCTCGACAAAATTCGTGGCGCTGGCAGTTAGGGCAAGCGACGAATTATTGATTGCCGTCAGCACTCCGTCGACCAGCATTTCGCCGCCATAAAAGCCCCAGGTCAGCAGACCTGTCGTAGAGACTCGACGGCCGAATAGGATAGACGGGCTTGATGCGTCAAAGTAGCCATTGGCCGTGACTTCCTTTTGACTTTGTCCCTCTACGATAAAGTCGGGGACGCCGCTTGATCCACTTGAGTCAGCCATTAGTAATCAATCCGCAGGTTGTCGAAGAAAACGCTAGTCGCGAGAGTGGAGTACAAGGCGAACTGACCAGCGCCGGTGAAATTGATGTCAGTAACAGAGATGCGCTGAATTCCGTTGATTAAAACTCTATGCAGGGTTCCGCTGACCTCAATGCGCATACGGAATGTGCCAACCGTTGGGCCAGTAATCAAAATTGAAGCCAGATCGTTTTCTGTGCCGCCCGAAGTATTGTTGACGCCTCTTTTTAGATCAAGCCGAATACCACCAGTGTCCGGAATGAACATGGCTGCATACGCATACGAGCCAAAACTACTAGACCATGCAGTTGTCCTGTAAATCACCCCTTGCCACCCAGCTCCGGTTTGATTTGTGCAGTCCACCTCTAGCGCAAAATCCGCGGCGCCCAAGGCCGTGTCCAGTCGGCTCCAGCCTCGACCAAATGATCCAGCATTAAGCGCATAACGCAGACTATTAATTGAATGAGTAGGCGGTCCATTTCCAAATAGGGTATGACCAGCTAACGAGCTGTCGTTCCAATCGCGAGTGAAGGGCAAAAGCGAAGCGCTGATTACGGCGTCTGCAATTTCCCCTCGCCCGTACCTACTGGACTTCTGCCATACTTTTAGGCGTACCGTCTGCCACGGAAAACTGGTCGTTGCGATTTGCGTTTCGATGGGGATCTCCCATGACCGCCGCCCAATCAAATCGGGCAGGTAGAAAATCCGAATGTCTCCGTTGGCAGTTGTTACCTCCACGTCGTAGACCTCTTTGTCCTCGTCGAGCGGAACGTCCCTCCCATCCTCCCACGCGGCGTTTATCCTTGCCCTTCGCGTCCATCGGATCACGTAGACATTATTCTCCCCGCGGACAGCCGAGAGAAAAACAGGACTTAGAGGCCGCAGCGCCCGGGCTTCATGTCTGACCGTCTGGTAGTACGATGCATCTCGACGGCCGCCTAAAGTGTTTGCTGCGTATATCCATTGTCCGCGGTCATCAATCGCATCAACTTGTATGCGCCTAACGGTCTGAGGCGTGAGCAATACAAAGCGCTCGCCCTCTAAATGCGCGGTCGCCACGTCATTCGTGGCACGCCTTGCTCTAAGCAACCCTTTAAGACGATACGTTGTGCCGCTGATTAAAGTCGCGTCCCGGAATTGGACAACCTCGTCTCCAATGCAGGCAACGTTTGCGCCGTTCAGCACGGCAATTTCAGTCACGCTCGATAAAGTGCCACTCAACAACTCTACGTCGAATTGGCTATTCATATCCCACACATTGGGACCGGACCAATTTGGGAAAGGCGTAACTATTCGGCCAATAGTGCCGCTTGTGTATATGCTTAGCTGATAGTCCCACGCCGGCCAGTTAGCCGGTCTGCGTTCGATGGCCGCGCCGTTCCATCTGCCGCCCACAAATGCAAAGACCGCAGCGTATACACCTCCGTCATCATCTTCTGCCCTCAGTGCCGGCAGGTTCATAACTTCGAGGTGGGTCATCGCCGGAATGGTAATGCCGACCCCGGGAGGCGTTAGACCCGGAGTGGCAGTTGCCGAGTACACGACCCCGGAATGGTCGACCGCCTCGAAATTGACTAGAGGTCCGGACTCCGACTTGCGAACAATGCGGACACTAAAATTAGCGGCAGGCGTAACTAGCGAAACAATGTCGCCCGGCTCGAGGTGCGACCATTTACGAGTTGTCGAAAACTTGCGCTGGTTGCGAGCGACCCACGCTTCGGTCAACAGTATTTGAGCGGCATCGGCTGCGCGCTGATCGGTCAGGGCAACAGGGATATCCAATTCGATCACCTGCTCGCTGCCGGTGGTCATCCGCCTAGCGCTTTGTGCGCTCACCTGATAGTCGGCCCCTGTGCTTCTATAGCGCAGAGTGAGACGCGCAGGCAGGTCAGTTTCTTGGGAGCGAGAACTTTCGATCAGATCAACCGTATCGTCCGTGGCCGATGCCCCGAGATCGTCTGCCGTGATGGTCGCAACAGTGCTCCCGTTGCGTTGTGAAAATCTCAGCTTGGCGTCTGACTCAACACCGAAAAACGGATACACCCTTGACAGGGCTTCAATTGCCGACCGGGCCGCTTGAGATTGAGACAGGCCATATCCGACAACGGGGTCTGTGAGAGTGGCTGTATCCAATTGACCAGCCGTCAAGCCAGCCCTTTGCGCCAGCGCAGAAACCACACCGCCCACAGTCCTAGTGGTCGATGGCCCGCCGCTTAAACGGCTGTAGATGTAGATATGTCGCTTAGCCGGCGGTGAACTATTTGAGGTGTCACCTGTAATACAACACAACCCGCGATCCGCATAAATTGAAATGTAGTCAGCATCGAAACTGGCCGGCAGAGACGGGCGGTTAGGCGGTTCGCTAGAGTAAAAAAGCATGTGCCGGCGTAAAACATTGTCCCTGCCTATTTTGTAAACGCCTACGCCAGTATCCTCCCCATAAGCTGAAGGTGTGCACCATATATGCTCTAAGTCGCTTTCCATCATTGCGACTTCTTTACGGCCAGACCTTTGAGTTACCGGAGACAATCCAAATGCGACGCGATCTTCGCCGTTTAAAAAACTTGTCGTCCCGCTTTTAACAACATCAATAGAAATGCCGTTGTAACGAAACAAAAAAAACTCTGTTGCAGGCCCATTCGCAATGGTACTGGTCAATACAACGTAATGGGCAAAATCAACACAAGCGATTAAAGCGACGATTAGTTTTCCTTCAATCGGCGTGCCGACTATCAATTTTTTATCGTTGTCGTTTTCCCAGCCAGTCAAATACAACTCTGGCCTTTCTGGGTCGTTTGCATTCCAGTTTAGATTCCCGGTTTCTCCAAGGCGCCATACGCCAAAATCAAACTCCTGGTAAAACGAAGGGAGGTATATGTCTGCACTTGTTAGGTGCGATGACCCAATGTAGTTTCCCGTATAGTCGTAAAGCCAAACCGGAGGGGCTATCAATTTGTTGAGAGTCCTGGGCTGTTCAGCAATACGAATAACTCCGTTAGAAAATCCGCATATAACAGTTTGTGGAATCGCCTTTGAGATCGGCGAGTTAAATTCCGTCGAAAGCACTCGGAAACCCGGAGCGATACTGCCGCTTTCGACTACCTCAAATGTTAAATTGGGTATGCGGTTGCCAAAATCCGCCAGCTCAAGGTCGCGGAAAACCACATACGCTAAGCCTCTGTATGCTGGCACGTTGCCAACGCCGAGAGCCGTCTCGATTGTCGGGTCGGGGAGTTGAGTGTTGGAGCCGACATAGACTGTCATAGACTCGCCGACTCGAATACTCCCGGTGATTGCCTCGGCGTCTGCCGTCTCGCTCACGTCGTAGACGAGGCGAGAGTCTGCCCAAATTCGGAGCACCCCAGAGATTGGACCTTCGCACAGGCCCACGGCAAAGCTTGCGCGGTATGAGTACTCAACCGCTGTTTGACTAGGGCCGCCTTTACCCCCGGCGTCCCGTTCGGTTCGGGTTTCGATTAGATCGGTTGACCATATGATGTTGCCGGCCAGCCTCCACGATCCATAAACGACGGGGATCGTCAAACCGAGCGTGCTTGACTGGACCGACAGCTCACTAAGCCGTGGCCCTTGGGAGACAATCTCTTCCGGGAACAACCACCACCCGGCAGCATTGCCGATGGCGGAACCAATGGCCGCGCCGAACGGGCCGCCCAATGCAGCGCCGGCCGCCTGACCGATTAGAGTCAGTCCAGTCCGTGCGATTGAATCACTCACCTGCAACCCCGGGCAAAGAGAACGCTGCGACGATCCTCGAGCGCCACGTGTCGTCTAGTTGATGCTCAACTACCGCACGCGCGGGAGCGCTTGCGTGAATGACCGAAAAGCCGCCGTACAGATACGGGGCAACAAACGCTAGGTGAGTTGGGTTTTGTTCGAACCGCATCACGGCAACATCGCCGGCATCTAGGTCGGAGATATTGATGCGGGTCATGTAACGGGTGCAGAGTTCAATCATTGACCGGCCATCGGCCTGACGATCATACGGCGGGAGAGTGATGGACGCAATGAGTCCGACCTCTTTTGCCACCCCCGCGATTAAACCCACACAATCACAAGCCGCCCCCTTGACACTGGCTTGATGCTGCCAGCGCGTGCCAATCCAGCCGCGGGCAGCTTGCACAATGTCACCCCGGCTCGCCATTACGTGCCACCGTAACGTAAGGTCTTATCGACCCCCGGGACGTGAGGGAAGCCCCGGAAGTTAACGAGGTTGTTGAACTTGACTTTACAATGGTCCGTCGTTTTGTTGCAGCCCTGGACGACCGAGAATTGATCGCCGATCAAAACGTTAGACGGCATGGGCAAAAACAACGTGACGCCGCCAGAGCCCGTATTTGATCGGACCTCCATTTGACGCCCGGCGTTTTGCCCCGAGGTCCACGTCAAACGACCTCCAGCATAAACATCTACCGCACCGACGAGGGCAGACGCAACAAACTGCCGGTTATCAGTGACCGACGTGACAGTCCCTGTCCCGGTTACTCCGGCCAGATTGACGCCGCACCTAGAGTCACCCAGGTCCGCATCGCAGGTCGGTAAATAGGTCCGGGTGATGGTCCGCTGTAGCGCGTTC